TTTTTATACCATCAAAAACTTTAAATTTAGCAGTTTTTGTTGGTTCGTTATATTTACCTAAATCATTGGTAGTAAAGTCAATGTTTTCTTCATCTATTATTTCTTCTGCGATAGCATCAACATTAATCCAATATTTTACTTTATATTTCATTATAAAGCTTCTTCAACATCTAACTCAAATTGGTATAAAAGGTTTCCATCTTTATCAGCACCTACAGTTCCAAAGTCTTGAACATCATTCGTAAGATGAACAGTAAATGGAACATTGTCGTAAGTTACAACTGAGTCGTCAGCAAGAGCAGTAGTAAGAGGTGGTTCTATTGTTACAGTAGCCGCATTAGATGAACTTGTAACATCAGAAACAACCATATAAACTTTATCATGTGATGCAAACTTTAGGAAATCACCAGCTTTAAATCTACCAGCACCATCACTAGCGAATGCGTCCATAGCAATAGTAGTATCACCAACTGCATGAACTCCATTTACTAATACTGTTCCTGTTTCATTTCCTCTTGCATCTTCTATCTCTGGTGGGATTATTGTAAAATTTTCTTTTCTTGATCTCTGCTTCATAATAAAAGCCATAAGTTCTCCATAAATATCTGACCTTTTTCCTGTAATTATCTTTGCTGTAAAAGCAAATCTTTGACCATCAATTTGTCTTGCAAGTTTTTTACCTGAGTCTGATTTTGATATGATAGTATTTTGGATAGACTTAATACCCATTGTTGAAAATTTAGAATTAGATATTGGAAATGCACCTGACATTATATTAAATTACCTTGACCCTTTTCGTTTAATGCTTGATTTATTAATTGAGATATAGTTCCTCTTGAATTTACTAACAGTTCTTCAAATCCTGTTGCATCAACAGTATTGATATTAAAATTTACATTTACAGGACTTCCACTTGTTCCTCTTGCGGCTTGTGTAATTTGTCCTGATGAATTTGGTATAAACATTTCAGCACCCTTTTCACCAACTATTGTTGGTTGTCCTTTTCTAACTGCACCACCACTAGCAAAGAATGGTAATTTGAAACCACCAGAGAAAAAACTAAATGCGCTACCGAGTGCTTGTTTTTTATTATTTCTATCAATTAATCTTCCTTGCTCTACTAATTTTTTGTTTTGATTATCCAAAAGTTTTTCTTTAACTTTATTTAAAGTAATATCTATAGCCATTCTAATACCTAACTCAATAAAACCAGCTAATATTCTAATTAAAGCATCTTGCGCAATTCTTTTTAAACTATCTCCAAGATTTTCACCTAACACTATTGTTCTTGCAATGGCTTCTGATGATCTTGTAATTCCTGTATTAACACCCTCAACTATAATATCTCTTATCTGACCCATTTTAGTTTTCATTTCTTCTATTGCTTTTTTGTTTAATTCGTTAAATTTATCAATAGCTTTTTGCGTGGCTGATGGAATTTTTACAGATAATTCGTGTTCAAACTCTCTTAAAACAATAAGTGAATTGTCAAAAGTTTCTTTGTACTTTTGATTCATTATGGCAAGTTCTCTAGCTGTATCTCTTAGTGAAATATTTTTGTCTACTGCATCTGATAATCCCTCAATGGTTTTATCTATTTGTTTATTTAGTGCTAAAAAGGTTGCTGTTGTTGCCGCTACAGATGCCGCAACTAATGTTAGACCAACACCAGATAAAGCCGCAAGACCTCTTAATCCAGCAAGTACAGGAACTATAGCTTTTCCTAAATTAATCATAAAAGCTACGATCTTAATAGCTATTAATATTTTGAAAGCAGTAATAATTAAATCTACATTTTCTTTTAAAACTTTAAAAATATTTACTAAACCCTCTACTGCTTTTGCAAGTGTTACACCAAATCCTATTGCTATTCTTTCAATAGACTCCGAGTTATCAGATAAAAATTTATCTAAATCACCAAACTGTCTTTTTAATTGAGAAAAAAAACCAGCATCTAGTAATGTCTTTTTAAAAGCAAAAATTTTATCACCTAACATTGATAAAGTTCCACCTAAAGTTTGTGCTAAATCATCTGTTGCTTTTCCAAATCTACCACCTTTACCAAAAACTCTTTGAAATGCTTTTGCTGTTTCTTCTATTGAAACTGTTGCACCAGCTTGAAAACCAAGCATATTTCTTACACCTTTTTCTCTAAATAAATCTGCCGCACCAATACCAGCACTAAATGATCTTTGTATTTGTTCTGCTGTAGTTCTAAAATCTAATCCTGTTACAGCCGCAACATTACCTGTTATCTCTAACATATTCTGTAAGTCTTTTGCGTTATCTGTAACTGTCGCTAAAATACCTGAACCTGATTGTATTTCTTCTAATGAAAAAGGAACTCTTGATGCAAACTTAACCATATTGTCAAAAGCTTTTGCACCCTCATTTGTATCTTTTAATAAAAATTTTAGTCTTACTTGTAAATTTTCTAGTTCTCTTCCTGTGTTAGCAAGGTTTCTAATTACTAAACCAGCACCCAACCCAAGAAAAGCATTTTTTAAATTAAATACAGCACCTCTTACTTTTGCAAGACCACCTTGTAATCCTTGTAATGCTCTTGTAGCTTTATCTCTTGCTACTATATCTATGAATAGTTTTTGACTTGCCATTATTTATATTTCCTTGCTTCTGCTAGACTAGATTGTTTTTTATACTCATCTTGCTCTTTTTTCAAGTAAGCTATCCAAAGATTATAATGGCTAACAGGCATATCTAATACCTTTTGAATTGGAAGTTTAAGTCTATCAGCAACCACTAACAAAGAATATATGTCAGGGTCGCTTTTTACTTTTTTTCAGCTTCCTCTAGTGATGTGTCCGCAAGTATCTTATTTGCTATTGATGCAATAACATTTGAGTCTGCTTTCTTTTGTAAAGCAAGTTTATCTAATGGGTCAAAAGCTTTTACTAAATCACCCTTGTCATTCTTAACTAATAACTTCATCATTAGTAAATCAACAAGAACTGTTAAATCTTGAAAGTTACTTGATTTCTTAAATATTATGTTTTTTTGTTCAAGTGTTAAAGGTTCTGAATAAAATACAGATGGATTGCCTTGCTCATCTTTCCATTCAGGTACTTCAATAGTTATTGTTTGCAGAGTATCAAAATGAGTTTTGACTCTATCTATAACTGACATAAATTAATATTAAGCAGTTCCTCTTGTTAATGTTCCTGTGCCTTGAAAAGTTACTGATCTAGTAGTAATTGCATCTAATCCAACATTTACACTCATTCCTGTAATAATCCCTGAACCTGAGAAAATTTCATCTCCTGAACCATCTCCCTCTGCACCTAATACAAAAGAGATAGAAGTTCCAGCAGTTAATGTTTGTTGTGGACTATCTGTTTCATCATAACTCATTTCTAAAGTTCCTGAGAATGATGATCTACCAGCTACAAATGATTTTGTGCTATCAGATAATTGTGTATCTTCTACGACATCAGCAGTAGTTTCAAGCGTAAAACTAGTCAGCTCTCCTATTCCTGTTCCACCCGCCTTAACTACACCTTCTTTTCCGTGATGTGTTGCCATTTTTTAGTTTCCTTTTTACTTGTTGATTGTTTATCTTGTTCTTGCTTCCAACCTAAATCTAAGAAATTATCAAGCTGAGATTCATTAATAGTTATCTCATTACCATCTTTGTATAATTTAATATCTTTAGCCATAAGTCCTTTTATTAGTTTTCTTCTTCCTCGTCAATATCTTCATCATCTAAATCTTCATCAAAATCTTCTTCTTCATCAATATTGTCATCTTCTTGATCTCTTAACTCTGCAAGTAAATCTTTTATTTCCTCACACATTAAAGATTCTTTATCGTGCAATTTTTCTACACTATCTATCTTCTTTTCTATTTTATCAATTATTTTATCTTTGTTCATATTATCTCCTATGGTGTTCCAGCTTGAAACTCGTAAGTACACCTAATAGTCATTCTTATACCACCTATCGGAAACAATGTACCCTCGTCTGTTTCTACAGATATAACTTCTGTATCAAGTGCATTACCACTTCTTGTAATATCAGATTCTAAAGCAGTTTCAATAGCAGTAATCAACTCATTCCTTTTTGTATCAATATTGACTTCTGCACCTTTTACAAATCCTAATATAAGAAAATCAATAGTACCAATCCTTGTTTTTGCACCATCACCTAATTCTTGATCTTCTCTAGTTTCTTCTGATGTTTGTACTATTACTGCTGGATATTGTTTATCTGATAATTCATCTAATTGAAAAGGTTGTCTAGTAGCTTTGATTATATCAGGACTTGATATTGCTGATATAACTGTAAGTAGATTAGATGCGATATTTTCTCTTTTACTCATATTGCTTTCTCAAATTGTTGTTTTACAAATCTATTGAATTGCTTACTTATAATCTTTTCTGTCCTATCATTAAAGCCAAAAAACTCTCTTTTTGGTTCATTCAATACTTGATTAAATAATGCTCTTTGTGCCATCTCTGAGTTAGAAAAACCAAGTGTTATTTTGTTTTTCCCTGTTTTCTTTACTGTTCTTGGTGATGGTGTCAATGCACTTAACATTCTACCAGAATAAAATAAATCTACTTTAATTGGTTTTCCCTCTCTTTGTAATTGTTTTAAATAACCATCAGAATATGGTTGAAACTTCCTATCCCTAAAATCAACACCTTTTTGCGTTTTAGTTCTAATTATATCTAATAACTGAAAACCACCTTGTAATATTGCTTTATCAATTATCTTTGGAAATTTTTGTTCTAATCGTCTAAATCGTTTTTCAATAGCTTTAGAGTTATTTCTAATTTTAACACTTAAAGCCATTATCTATTCAATCGTCTATACCCATGTAAAGGTTCTCTTTCATTAGATACGATTGACCCATCTGCTGTTGAATCATACTCAACACCATCTTCTAGTATTGATCTAAATTCTCTATTGTATTCTGACATATAATACTCAGCCATTCTTTCAAATCTATCCTTTTCAGTTTCAGGTCTAAACTTTGTAAGTGCTGGTAAATAGAATCTGCCAAGAAATAAATATACACCAGCTCTTTCAAACTGATCTAAATTAACTTTTGTGTTTTCCATCTCAACAGTATTTAGAACTGTGATGTCTGTATAAACATTTGTTTTGTAAGTTGGAAACCACTCTATTCTTAATTGTCTAAGAATATCATTTGTAGTTTGTAATAGAAAATTAGTTGTTTCTGTAGCAGTTGTAGATATACCAAAATCAAAAGCATCAGGTTGATACTTTAAAACATCTGAAGTTGTTATTACATTTGCTCCTGTAAAATTAGCCATAACATTTACCTATGAACCAATCTACAATCTTCTTAATTTTTCTTTTTAGTTTTTTTAACATTCTTTTTTTTCTTTGGTTTTAATTGTACTACCTTATCAGTAATGTCTTTTATTGTCGCTTTTTTTATTTCTTTTTTTACATTATCGACAGGAAAAAAACCATTTCTTTCAAAATGTGCTAAATTTGCTTCGTAATATTTTTTGTCCTTAATGATTATTTTTCTGCCGTTTG